CAGTACCAGTTCAAGGTGCTCAATTCGTCAACGCCCAATGGTCTGACTACTCTGGTTCGTTTAACCAGCCGTCAGTTCAACAAGGTGCGTATAACGCTGAGTTCAACTTGAAACTGATGATCTCACCAGTACCGTTTCTCGGTATGGAAGGTGCAGTTCAGCAGGACTATGCAATCATCCCTCTCATTGAAGCTCGTATGAATGATGCGACCAATGTGATGATGGATGCAATGGCAACTGCTTTGTACAACAACTACACCAACACTCAACAGTTCATTGGCTTGCCAGGTGCTATTGATGACGGTACGAACATGGTTACTTACGGTAACATCAGTCGTACAGCCAATACTTGGTGGAAGTCAAAGGTATATAACGCAGGTTCAGTAAACCCAACTCGTCAAAACATCCTTCAGTACATTTCTGGAACTGTTAAAAACGGTGCAGAAGTGCCTACTTTTGGTGTTTGCGGTTTTGGTACTTGGACACTTTTAGCTCAAGACTATGTTGGTCAAGAGCAATATGTTATTACCCCAGGACATGGTTTTGATAGTGACAGCAACGGTCCTCAAGCTGCGTTTAGAGCTTTGATGGTAGCTGGAGTTCCGATCTATCCTGATCCGTATTGCCCAGAAGGTACTGTTTACTTCATTAACAGCAACTACTTATCCTTGTATATTCACGATCAAGGTTCATTCGTATTTACTGGTTTTGAATCAACCCTACCAAATTGGCAGATCGGCTATGTTGGCGCTGTCTTAATGATCGCTGAATTAGTGAGCGTTAAGCCTAAGTCAATGACCAGAGTTTCTGGCTATAACTCAATTTCTATCTAAGGAGAATAGTCATGGCACTCGGTTTAAATAAAATCCTCATAGCAGGTACATACGAAAATACGCCAGGTGCGTACTTTCAAGCTGCTGCAAACATAGCTGCAACTACAGCAGGAAATGTCGTACCTGCTGGAACTTACCTTGTTATTGGTACAGCGAATGTGGTAATTCAAACTGTTACAAATTACAATACCACCTCTAATGTGGCTACATTTTCAAATGTGTATCCCACTAACTCAGGCGGTATGATTATTTCTGACGGCACGAATGTTCAGCTATTGGCTACTACTAATGCAACAGTTCAGTTAGTAACTGTAAATGGTGGTTCTCCTGTTTCTGGCACTTTTAATAGTTAAGGAGAACAGTAATGGCTAATCCAAATGCAGTTGGTTCTTTTACCTTAGATAACTTTGGTAATGCTCGTGTTGCAATTGCTGTAGCACAGCTACTAAATGTTACTGGTAACGGAGCAGTTACTAGCGTTGAAATGCCTTTACTAAGTGGTGGCTTAACAAACGGTGGAGCAGTATCTAATTCTGGAAGTGTCATTATTCGTAGAATTGTTGCTACCAATCCATCAGGTAATGTGGCACTTGCTAATATTTCTATTACCACAAGCAATGACGGCAATATATCTAATGCCGTTGTTGCCAATGTGGTACTTAGCAATTTAACAACTGCTGGTCGTTACCAAGACTTAGCAATCGCAGCTCCGTACAGCGCTAATACTGCTGTATCTGGATCTACTACTTCAGTCTTGTTTGTCAATGTCAATACTGCTTCAGGCAATACCAACACCGTTAATTTTGCTGTTTATGGCGATGTAGTGAGTTTTTAATATGTCTAATATCTTTGTAACCAACAATTCAGACCAAGACCTAAAAGATGGCTTCGGTGGTGTTTTTTATGAATTTAAACCAGGTTCAACGGTGGAAATTCCTGAAGAATTTGCACGACACATTTTTGGTTACAAAGACGAGGACAAAATGAAGTATTTGGCTAGGCTTGGGTGGGTAAAAACAACCAACGAACTTGGAGAGGGCTTAGAGCGACTTTCTAAGTGGGAGTTATCCACACAACCACCTAAAAAGAACCAATCGTTATCCCCGTTGGTGGAAAGAGTACCCCTACCTTCCTCAAAGAAGGCGGGGGGAAAGATCCTTCAGGCGGTAGCATGATTTATGGAGCTTAAATGTCCACAAATTTATCTGGGTACATTACTCAAGTAAGGTACTTGCTCCATGATGCTAATGCCAACTTTTATACAGATTCTCAACTAACTGATTACATCAATTCTGCTCGTGAGCGAGTAGTTCGTGATACAGGTGCGTTGCGTGAAGTGATTGTTACGCAAGTTCCCTGTCAGGTAGTCAATACCGTTAATAGCGCAACACCAGCATACCCAACGCAATGGGTAGCTGATACTGTTGTTAGTGCTAATACTTTTGTATTTTCAAATATCTTTATTTATCAATACATTACAGGCGGAACTTCAGGAACTACTGCACCTGCTTATCCACAAAGTTCAGCAAACAATTACAGCAATTACCCGCCCTCAACTGCGTTTGCCGATGGCACAGCTACTTTGCAATATGTCGGTAATTGCGAAAACATCTATTACGGTGCGCTAACCAATTTAATGGGATCTTCCCCACTAGCGCCAAGTTCTGGCAACTCGGTATTGGATATTGTTAATATCAACCTGTATTGGGGTAATACTCGTGTGCCACTCGATTACTTAGCATGGTCAGATTTCAATACTAGATTGCGTTTTTGGCAAAACTATATTGGCAGACCTTTAGCTTTTAGCGTGTACGGTCAAGGACAAATATATATTGGACCTGTACCAGATCAAATTTATCAGTTAGAGATTGATTGCGTTGTGCTTCCTAACGCGCTTGTTTTGTCAGCTCCAACCGTTACCGATGTTATTACTGATCCATACAGCACTTGCGTAAAGTTTTACGCTGCTTATTTGGCTAAGTTTTATGAGCAAAGTTTTGGGGAATCGGAAATCTTCAAGCAAGAGTATCTCAAGCAAGCTACCTCGGTACTCAACACGACATTCACTAGAAGGATTCCAAGCACTTATAGCGGGATGATCTGATGGCTGCTGCCGAACAGAAAAAGTCCTATCAAGTTGTTAAGCAGTTTAAAGGGCTTAACACCAAGGCTAACCGTACAGCTATTGATGAAACCGAGTTTTCTTGGGTAGAGAACGCACAGCCTGTTGGTTATGCTAACCTCAAGATTGTTCCGACTTACTCTAATGTCAATATTGCCAATGTAGCCGTAACCTTTAGCAATACTGTTACTTACCTTAGCTCAGTCAATATTGGGGTTAAAGACTATATCCTAGCCTTTTTATCAGATGGATCAGCCCAGTATTACGATGTCACAAGTAATGCAAAAGGCAATGTAGCGGTAGCTGGCACATTCTCCAATTCAGGGGTGCAAACTACCCAATGGTATAACGACAGAGCGTTAATTCTTGATCCTGATAAGGGTTATTACTCATGGGATGGCAATAATGTTGTCACTATCGGATCAGTCGGATCAATAGGTGTTGTTAATCGGGGTTCTGGCTATACTTCAGCGCCCACCGTTGTTATTTCAGCGCCTTCTCAAGTTGGCGGTACTAATGCCAATGCCGTATCTACTTTAACCCTTGGTGGCGCAAATACAGTATCTACGGTATCGGTATCTAATGCGGGTTCTGGCTATGTTAATGCTGCCAACACTACGGTTACTTTTGTGGGTGGCGGAGGATCAGGAGCTACTGCGGTAGCCAGTTTAGTTACTTTTGCTACAGGCACAGTATCGGTAGCGGTCATTGACGGGGGTGCGGGATATACCAACGCATCTAATACAACCATTACTTTCTCAGGTGGCGGTGGCACAAACGCTGCTGCCCAGGCTATTGTTACGGGCAATGTAGTCACCTCGGTCATTATGACCAATACGGGTACGGGTTATACCAATACAGCCAATTTAATTGTCACTATTGCTGGTGGCGGTGCAACAACCAATGCGGTTTTACAAGGTACGGTATTAACACAGCAAAATGTGGGCATAGCGACCTTTTCGGGCAGAACATGGATAGCACAAGGTCGAACTGTTTATTACAGCGCTGCGGGTTCTTATACGGACTTTACAAGCGTTTCTGCTGGCGCAGTCACCCTTACGGATTCAACATTACATGGAAACATTCAGTATCTTCTTTCTGCTAATAACTTTTTGTATATTTTTGGCGATGATTCCATCAATGTATTCTCTGATGTTAGGGTTACTACTAATGGCACTACACTTTTTACTAATACCAATGTAAGCGCATCTGTCGGTTCTAAGCGCCCATTTGCTATTTTTCCGTATTTTAGGTCGGTGTTGTTTATGAACGACTACGGAATTTATGCTTTAGTCGGTTCTACCACATCTAAATTATCAGACAGCTTAGATGGAATTTTCCCTAATATTGACTTTAACAGCCCTGTTTATGGCGGTCAGGTCTTAATTAACAACATTTTGTGTGCTGCATTTA